AGATGGAGCGGATTTGGGCCATCACCTCGCGGGCGGAATTGTTGACCGAGCCGGGGGCTTGGCCTTCCGCAAAGTTGATCGTGTTGGCACCTCCCGCAACGGAAGAATTGCCCGAGGCGCTGGAACTCCAGCGACGAAGGTTAGCCATAATAACGCCTCCTTAGATTAGTAAGTTCTCGGGATGCCAAGACTTGTTGACTTAACGGGACACCGAATTGGCCGATTAACGATCAAAGGGCGCAACCACGAAAAGCCACATGGCCCCGTGATGTGGGATTGTGTTTGTGATTGCGGAACTGAATTGGTACGCGGGGCCAAGACAATCAGGGGGCGCGGAATCGCTTCTTGCGGGTGCTACAACCGCGAACTTTCTACAAAGCGGTTCGGGTCACACGGTCTGTCGCAAACTCCAGAATACAAGATTTGGCTTGGCATGAAGGCAAGGTGTTACAGCCCCAGCAGTGCTGCCTATTACAAGTATGGGGCGCGTGGAATTGTTGTCTGTGAAAGATGGCGGATATTTGAGACATTCCTTGCAGACATGGGCAAAAGACCATCGCCGAGGCACACACTTGACCGTATCGACGGAACGAAAGGCTATGAACCAGGGAACTGCCGCTGGGCGACACCGCAACAACAACAACTGAACCTAAAGAATAACGTAAGGATTGAGTTTGACGGCAAGTCACTGACGGCAGGGCAATGGTCTAGAATTGTTGGACTTGACGAAAAAACCATAACATCTCGCTATCGGCAGCTTGGCTGGACGGCGGAAGATGCGCTAACCCTCCCGTTGCATTTCCACCACAAGCGCCGCATGTAAACCACCCTTTCTAAGATTGGCCATCTATTGGCTCCTGTGGTATATGGGGGGATGCTTTGGAGACTTTGGCAGCTCGCCATTTTCGGCGGCGTGTTCGCCGTCAATCAGTCATTGCAACTCACGGATAACAACCTGGGGGTCGCCTTTACCGGGTTTCTTTTTGCATGGTGGGGAACGTCACTCCCGATTTGGTGTCGGGACCGAGTTCTGCGGCGTCTGCGTAATCAGAACAATACGCGCAACAGCGTCTTTATATTCGGCGCTTCCGGGGCGAAGCATGGCGAGACGGGACAGCAGTTGCCCAGCCGTGGGGTCGGTGAAGATTCTGGCGAGGGTTTCCGTGTTCTTTCCAAGACGCCACGCCTGATAGGTGTCGCTGATCTTGGTCATCCATTTGCCGGGAGAACCAGCCGTGGAAAAGGTTTCCCCGACAAGCCCGCCTGATTTAAGGTCGCCACGAATTCCTTGATTCAAGTCAGTTGGTGAACCCACGGCTTTCCTTCTGCCAGTGGCCTCTAGGTTTTCAAGTAGCTTCTTGAACCCAAGCCATTTGCTGTCGCCACCGGGAAGCGCCCGAATGGCCGCTTCAAGGTTTTTGGCTTGCTGTGAATTGCCGGAAATGACGGCAGCAAATTTCGCACCGCCAGCCTGATTAGACCCTGATGCTAGTTTTTGCCCGGCCTCTGCGAACACTCTGTCAATATGCTGCCCCACGACATTCGCAGCCAACGCGGGGTCTTTCTGTGAAAGGGCCATGATTGCTTGAGCAACACCTTTCTCGGAATTGGCGGGAGGGTTCATGGGGAATATGGCTTCAACCTGCTGTTTAACGTCAGCAGTCGCGGCCATGCGTCCGGTAGGCCCTGACTCAAGCGGTTCAAGATACTGCCCCCGCAACCGCGCCTGTTCGGCAAGTGCAGCATCATATTCTGGCGAAGCGGTCTTGGCCTCATCCATCATGCGGCGGCGAACTGTGCCAGCCTCAGACGCGGCAAACCTATCAACGCCCTGCGTTGACATTTTCAAGCCCTCAGCGTCACCGCGCATGACCTTTTGCACAGCGTCAACCATTTCAACGCTATCGTCGGCGACATTCCGATAGTGTGCGCCTAGATATTTGTCTTTCCGCAACTCACCGACAATTGCATCATATGCGGGATTGGCGCGGATGGCCTGCATCTGCGGCGGCGAAAGCCGAACCGGATGGGCGGCGTTGTAAAGTGGTCGGGTCGTATTGTTTATGTCAGCCGTAACCTCATCCAATGCGCCTTGCGCCGCGCGTTGCACATTTGGCCCAATTACTTCTGGTCTTCCAGGAAAGGGGTCAATTGCGTCTGCTTGAGCAGCGACGGCTGATCCCACGCGTTGCGGCCTATCGGCGTAAAACTCTCGCATGACAGGACCACCAACGCGCGAGTTTTCGACAAACCGCGCAACATCATCAAGCGTGGTTCTTCCGCCCGTGACGTGCTGAATTGCTTCCGCCCATGTCAACGGAACGCCGTTCTGCTTGCGGCTTTCTTCCATCAACCTCATGGCGGCGTTCATCTGCGGTTTTGTCACACCCTGCATGGCGTCAGAGATAACGCGATTGGGAGAAGACGGCGCGGTGACGCGGTTAGCCAAGAACCCCGTTGCCAGTGACGTTCCCACTCTGATTGGCCCCTCGTATTCGGGCGCAATCTTTCTTGCAGTCTGCCCGGCGGTTTCAGTCGCCATACCGGGGATAAACCCCTGGAAAAACCGGGCGAGTGGCCCGCCCGAACCGAACAAAGCCGACCCCGTAATCATCTGGCCCGTGGTGTCGGCAAACTGACCGGGAATGGTTTTCGGCTCGTACAGCGGCCCCGTGACACTTTCAATGCCCGCCCGCACGTCTTTGCTGCGGGGCGCAGAAATGGGCGTGTCATAGCGGCTTTTGACGGCCTTGACTTCGTCAAGCCGCGCCTTGGCTTCTTCAGGCGAATAGCCCAGAAGCCTGTCAATGCCATAGGTCAAGCCGCCGCCCAGCAAATCCTCGCCAACATCGCGGGCCATGCCAATGGCAGACGAAATGCCCTTGGGGATGGACGATAGCGCCGACAAACCAACGTCAGCCGCAGTGCTGCCGAGCGCAGGAGACGACATTCCACCTTCCGCTTCCTTGCGGCGGCGGCGTGCCTTAGCCTTAAGTTTCAGCTTTTCCGCTTCTGTCATTGTCCTAGCGCCCTTTGCTTTTCTTCAGGCGTCAAATATTTCCAGTCTTCCTCGTCCCACCCATCCGGGGGCGGAATCTGCAAATCGCTCCGCTCACTTTCGGCCCCGGAGATTCCAAGCAAAGCCTTTTTCATTTCTGGCGTCATGATGGACAAGCGGTCAAGTTTTGCAATTTCCTTGCGTGCGGTGGATACGTCAATTTCACCAGCTTGATATCGCGTGACAATTTCAGACCTTTGCACGTTTAAATCAGCCTTTGCCTTCATGATTGAGATAATCATTGCGTTCGCTTTTGGCTGGTTTGCCAAAGCAGGCAAAGATTGCAACATGCCCTGATATTCAATGTCAGAAGTTGAACCCGATCCAGGAGCACGAAGCGTTGGAGCAATTCTCTTGATGATTGATTGGACTGCATCACCAGCCGACGAAACACCAGGAACCGCTGCGGCAAGCCTACCAGTAATGGGCCCTTGTGGAGCCACCTTTAGCAACTCATCAAGCACGGCAAAATCTTGGGCATTCTGGCCCGAAATGGTCCCGGCTTTCTTGTACTCATCCCACGTTTTGCCCTCTGACTTATCAAGCTCCTCTCTTAACTTGCTGTCAGGAATTTCGCCGCCAACATTCACATAATTGTTCGTGGTGCTATTGCCGCCACCCAAAACTTTCGGCCCGTCTGCCGTGATGACAAGCGGCGTATCGTTGCCAACGCCAAGAGAAGTCTTTTCCTCTGGCGTTGCGGGTCGCCAATCCGGTTTCATTCCGGCCAGAATTTGCATACCCTGATCCGGGTCAAGGTATGGCGCAATGGAAGCATATTCCCCGAACTTGTCAGAATTTGCCCCGACCCACTTTTGCCACTCGCTGTTAAGCTTCTCGGACTTCTCCCGCTCCTGACGCTTCAACGCGGCTTCTTCCATCAGCCGTTGCGCCGTATACTGTTCCTTGTTCCGCTGCGTGCCGGATGCCTTTGCCTGCTGAATCGATGCGCCGAGGTTGGCGAACGGATCAACGCCCCCCTGGTTGTTCGCCAAGAGGTTCGCGCCAATGTCACCGATGTAGCCGAGGCCCGCCTTGTAACCCGCTTCCGGGTCATCAGGTGAGAAGCCAAAGGGCGCGGTCTGGTTGCCGAGGCCCGTCACGAATTTCTTGATGAGGTTCATGTGATCGGTCCTCTAGTAAATGCGCGGGCTTTGGAAGAATCCACCGCCGCCCATGCCGCCGAAGCCGCCTAACATGCTGGCCCCTTGCAAGCCAAGGCCAAGCGCGGTTGCCCACGGATTGGGCGCTGGCGTGGTTACGGTTCCGGTTGTGGACGGGGGCGGCGCACCGCCAAGCAGGCCCACATAGTTCGACAACCAACTCATGTCCTTGTTGGCGTTGTAATCGTACCGCTCACGTTCGGCATCAATGATGCGCTGCTGGTATTCGTCCATGCCCTGCCCCGCGAGGCCGAGCATTGAAATATCCTTGTAGTCGTTGGCAGCGAAGCCCGGTGCCATGCCGAGCGCGTTCATCATGTTGCCGCGTTCCATGCCGTAGTTGTTGAACGCCATGTTTGAAGACACGTCACCAATGCCGCGCGCCAAGTCCTGGTTGGCATCGCTGTACGCCTCGCGCTGCAAACCGGAACCATAGCGGCCCGCCGAGGAAAACGAACTGTCGATCCCCGGCATGACTTCATCGCGGAAGGCATCCGTGATGGGCCTTACTGCGGCAGATAGCGCGCCTTGGAAGCCAGGGTTATTGTTGGGGTCCAGATAGGCCCCGGAAAGCATCTTGCTGACTTCGCCGCCCGCTTGCCCCATGAGCGGGTTTCCCTGCATGGCGCGGTTGGCCATGTTCTGATAAGCCTGCGTGGTGTACCCGGACTGTCCCGCCACCGTCTGGCCGGGAAAGAACCCCGGAGCGCCTTGCTTGTAGATGCTCTGTGCATCCCCAAACGCGCCCTTTAGATACGGCTGAATCGGTGCCCAAGGCTCTGCCTTCGTCACCTGTGTCTGTTGGTTATTCTGGCCCTTGCCCATTCTGTCACCTCTTCAGAGAACGCACGAACATGGGAAGCCCCCCGTCCGTCGTGCCGCAGTCTACAAATCCATAAAGCCGCGTCCACCCGCGCCGCCCGTATCCGAGAGCATGTGTGCATCCGTGTTCGACGCCCCAAGCCTTCAGCATGTTCCAAAGGTCATCACCCCAGGAGTTCCAGTTGTCAGCACCCACAAGCGGGATGGACAAAAACACCTTGTCCGGGTGTCGAAAGTCCCGCGTTATCTCCGTTACCAACGCGCCCGCAACTCGCGCCGCATCAATGTCCCAGCCTATCCACAATTGCATATCCTTGGCGAACAGGTTCTTGAGAACTTCGCCTTCGGTGAATGGAAGCGGCACGTTCGGAAACCGATCCACGGCCCTTTGCAGATAGGGCCATGCGTCTTCCCATACGCCGTGAAGATCAGCAGCCGGAACGCCGAAGGAAGTGTAGCGGCTCACGTTTTACGCAGCCCCATTAAAACGGCCATCCCGCCAGACATGGTCTTGGAATGGCTGAACCGAATGCAATTGATTACCCCGGAATTAACCGTTGCAGTATGCCCGCCCGTTCCGCCATCCCCGGCTGGACGCCATGTTGCAGTAACATGCTTAACCGCGAGTCCATCGCTGCCAAGCACGCGGCAATTGAGAGCAATCGTTCCCGTGGCAATCGCTGATGCGGGTTGAAACTGAAGCATCGGAGTCGTTCCGCCATCCGTGAAAAGGGTAATGGCAGAAGTATTTGCCCCGCTGACCCTGTATAGAGCCTCTAGTTCAAGGACGCCAAAATCAGACCATGACCCTGAAAATCCAATGCTGGTTGCGTCCCCGATTACCTGATATTGAAGAAGCACCATCCCAACTGGACGGCCAGCAATAGTGACAGCACCAGCGGATAGGGTTGCCGACACCGCAGCATCCCCGCGAACTGTCAGTGCGTCCGTCACCACGGCGGCAGAAATGCTGTTGCTCGTCATGTACGGCGCGAGGTTAAGCCCAGCAATGGCCGCCGAGACGCTGGCCGACGTGATATAGGGCGCAAGCGCCGTCGATAGCGATGCACTGGTCAGGTAACTGTCTAGCTTGTCCTTTTCGTAACTCATCAGATGATCCAATAGTTCTCGCCGTCACTCACATAGGAGTAGCTGGCATATTGTGTCGGGATAAGATGAGTTGCCGCGCCGTCGATGTTTCCGCCGCCCGTCGTGACTGTGAGCGTATTGGCCCCCGCACTGATGCGCTTGACCGTGAATACCGTGTCAGCCGTGACTGTTGTGGCATCCGGCAGGGTTATCGTCACGTTGCCGCTGGTCGTGTCGGCAAACCAGTACTTGCCGCCCTGGCCGTCCGTAAACGTGTTTTGGTTATCGTCGCCGTCCGTCTTGTAAAGGCCGCCCACCTTGACGGGTGCGGCATCCGTGCGGCGAAAGGCATTGCCGGGGTCATTGAGTTCAAAGACCCTGCTCACCGAACGCCTTCCTTGGTAAACTCGACCTCCGACCCGATGACGCGGTCAAACCCGCCGGAAACTTCCATGCGGAGCCGATGATACCGAGCATTGGACCGAACCGGGCATGTGCCCGTGGCGTTCATGATGGAAGCGGGCGTCCACGATACACTGTCAACCAGCCTGTCGCGCCCGCCAACCTCAATATTGACACCCGTCGAGGAGTTGCCCTGCACCAAGGGCCGAAGCGACCGCACAAAAGCCCGAGCGTCTGTAACAAGTTCTGCTTCGCCCGTGGTGAACCGTGCCGTTTTCGCGCTTCCGGTAAAGCGTGCAATCTTGTGGTCGATTCCGACGCAAGAAAGCGCCGAAAGCCCGCCCTGCCATGCGCTGCTGTCCAGCGAGAAGGCCAGCGTTTCAAGCGTGCCAAGCGCGTCCAGGCCCTCAAGCGTGTAGCCGCTCGTCATGTGATTGAATAGGACTTCGATGGCTTCCGAGGCAAACGCCCACCGCTGCTTGGCCCATGAATAGATCGCGATACGGTCACAGGTGCCGTCCGTGGACGCCGTAGACGGATAGGCCATGAGATAGAGGCGGTTTACCGGGTCGATGGTGGACGTGACGCGGTAAAGGTACGCCTTGTTTATTTCGTCCAATATCTTTTCATCGACCTGTTCAATGCCGATGGGGTTGGCCGTCTGCCCGTCGAAGGCATACATGCCAGAGTCGGCAAGGAAGAAGGTCAGGTTCTGGAACCGGGCGGCGGAACCGGATGCAAGACAACCGACGTTTCGCGCCACCTCGTCAAAGCGGAAAATGATGGGTGCGCCGACATAGGTAGCACGCCAGACGGATGTATTGGTCAGGATGGCCGCGAAGTCGCCGCCCGTGACTTTCTTGATGATCTGGTCAGTTCCAGGCAAGTCCTGAAAGTCGGACTGAAACCGCTGCGAGACGCCGAAGCGGAGCGGGTTGTTGATGCGGGACCACTGGACGCGGTTTTCGAGGTT